CCAAAAGCTGGATCGTCACCATATACTAATGTGTCGTTACATTGTATAACGTAATACGAGCCATCTAAACCACCCCAAAGTGCACCATTTAATCCATCACCGTAAGAATCATATATAATAAACGTTAAATCGCCTTCTGGCAAGCATCTCTGCTCCACTACTGAAGCATAATCAGGTTGAGAACCATAACCATAGCCAGATGTTAATAATGCACCAGAAGTGTCGTAAATACCCCAACTAGTTTCACTTTGATATTGATCTAAGTTTATTACAATTGTAGTTGGCACACAGTTAGGGCCTGGTTGTGCAAACGATAGTATTGGAATAAATAATAATAATAATAATTTTTTCATGCTTCTCCACATTTTTTTGAAGGATTACCTACTTGTCTCCAGTCTTGTTTTACCCAATCTCTTAAACCATCACTCTTTGTACCGGTAACATTACTACTACTAGATCTTTTGTATTTACCAGCTCTACCAGCAGCTTGTTTTGCAGCTATAACTTTATTCTTTTCAGCGCTACTCATGCTTGCAATTTTAGCTTTAGGCAAACAGACTTTTTTAGTACCACCACCAGTTTGTTTTACTTTGTTTGGCGATGATTTACGACAACTACCTTTTGCACCTTGTGCAGTACCTGGTACTCGTTCATAACCTTTCCAACAAGGTAGCGGACTATTTTTTTTAAATTTATCTGTAAGTGTTTTATAAAAATCCATTAACACTTACCTTTTTTCTGTTGACCAGAAGCCCACATATTAGCATACGCAGATGGATATACTTTAAATTTTTTCTTAGCTGCGCTTTTACAACCTTCACTAAGTTTTGCTTTTAACGGGGATTCTTCTTTTGGAAGTAATCCTTTTAATGGTTTATTTCTCATACTTTATCTTTTATATATTTATACATATCTTTACCTAGTCTTATACCAAATAAAGAATCTGATCTATAGTGTGCATGTGCTACATTTCTACTATCAGATATGTTTTTAGCCATACTCATTAACTCCTTCTTCTTTGCCGGGTGTCTTTTGCTTAAAGCTAAACCTATCAACGTTCCTTGCGCTGAGTGGCCAGATGGATACGATGGTGTTTTCATTGAAGGCATTTCAATGTCTTTCATTTTTATACCCATTTTTTTAGCTATTTTTTTAGGCCTAGGTCTATTGTGATGTTCTTTTATCTTTGTTATAATAGGAACAGACTCTTTCATTAACTGTCCCACAAGCTCTTTGTCATCAACTATAGAAGCAAAAGATTTTTCAATATCATCTTTTTCTTTTATGAACTTTTTGTTCATAGGTATTTTTTTTAGATCTTTTACCTCTTGCATAGTGGTAAATGAATTATCACTAGGAGGTTTTTTATCTAAGTATTTTTTAACAGGAAAACCTTTTAACAGTTCCATTTATCTAAAGCTAATTTTTTTCTTGTTGGCTTACCGTCCTTCATCATTGGTCCTTTCATACCACCCATTCTAGCACAGAACGATTTTCTACGATTAGCAGCCTTACTACCTTTTTTTAATTTAGAAGGATCTTTTGTTACAGGTGCACTTAACGTACTACCTGGATTATCTCTTTTATATGCATCTCTACCTTTTTTGTTTAAACCACCTGTAGGATTTTTACCTTCTTTTCTTGTCCAGGCAGGCGTAGCTTTAAACGGACTAGTTTTTGTTCTATCATTACCAGGTCCACCACCTTGAGTAAACGTTCTACGTCTACCACAACTTGTAATTGAAAATGGATTATTTTTTTGTACGTATCCCATATTAAAAATCGCTCATTAATTGATTATCTATTTCTTCTTGTACCTCTTCTTTTGTCGCTACCATTTTAAATGATAAGTCTGCTTGGAACCTTGCAACCTCTTCACCGTCTTTAAATATAATTATAGTTGGTACAACTGCTATTTTATATTTTTTTGCAGCGTCTGCATTCTTAGCTATATCTGTATGGCCTATAGTTTTACAGTCGTCTAAGTCCATATACCAAGAAACATCATTGGCTTTATTCCACTCTGCGTTAAAATGTTTTACTTCTATTTGTCCAAACGCTGTGCTGGCAAGAAACACAAATATCATTACAAATAAATAAAGAATATATTGTGGCCAGCCAATTTCAGATTTTTCCATTTAATTTATCTATTATATAATTTATCTTCTATTTTTTCTAACGTAACTTTTATTTCTTCTACATCTTTTTGTGTAGTCATAATAGTATTACGTATCATTTGATCTTTCATATCAAACTCCATACGAGTTACTTCTGGGTCAGGTGGAGCAGGTAATTCTTTTGCTTCAGCAATATCTGCTTGCAGTGTAAACCACATACCTATTAAAGTTGCCATAGCAAAACCTACAGCTATCATTGTTTTTATACTGATAGTAAATCCAGTATCTTCATTTAATTCTTTTGCCATTTTAAAATATTGTATAATTCATTCCTACTTTAAAATCGTACCACTCACGATTCCAGTATTTATTGTATTTACCTTCAACAAAATATCCTAAGTTTTTATTTTGTTTTATTCCATATATTAAACCAAAAGAATAATCGTACCATTGATCGTCTTCTATATAGTTATGATATGAAAACTCGCTACCATCATCGTAATGATAAGGCATTAAATTACCCCAAGCATGCAACCAGTTTTTCTTTGTATATTTATAATAATCAAAGCCAAAAACTATTGAGTGTTGTATGACTCTATCTAACTCATTTCTTTTTTTAGCAACGTAATTAGACAGCATCTCTGGCACTACAACAGCTTCCCATACTTCAGGACTAGTTGCAACTAAAACCCCGTTAGGATCAAAGTATTGGCTATTCTGAACGTCTATATTGTAACCTTCTTGTATTGCTAGATATGTATAATGTATATTACCATTATCTAGCATCCAAGTAGCTAAAGGATCATAACCGTACGGCTCCGCTAGCCTATGTACTAGCCCAATATTCCAAGATAAGTTTTTACCTCTACGTTGTCTATATCTTTCCGACGCTTCAAAATATTCTACATCTGCAAAGCCATCTTGTAAGTACTCTACTTTAAAAGCAAAAAAGTTTATACACACTTCGTCTGGACAACCATCATCAGAGCTCCATCTTACAAAGTGATGCTGATCCATATAATCTACACCTTCTTGCCGTTTATAATCTACTTCAAATAAGTATTCAACTCCTCTAACCTTACCAACAGTTGCTGCGTCACTGTAATTAGACTCTGTGCCATCATAAAACGTTTGCGCTTTGTTTTCGTATCCAAATCTAGCTATCTTACGAAGTCCAATAGTAAAATTATAATCATAAGGAGTTGAAATAGTTTGTGTTGATAAACCATTATCAACGGAAAAAACTTTAACATCTGATAAAGATGTACCGCCATTTACAGCAGCATAAAACGTAGAAAACTTTAATAGTTTTTTAACATCTATTTTATCTTGAGCACAACATTTTTTTGGTGTTGAACACGCCATTAAAATAGTCGCTAGTAATATTAATAATTTTTTCATTGTTTAAAATCTTTTCCTTTTATGTAAAATCACTTGTTTTTTGTGTTTTTTAATCATGGTAATAACAATAGCCACTTTTTGAAGAGGTTTGCATCTTACATCTTTTGCCATTAGATTTAATAGCTTTGCATTGAGATTTAGCACCATCTTTTCTTTGTTCTACCTTTTCGTGAATAGTACAGAACTTTTTACCCGGCACAACTTTATTACCACAACGCTTGCCATGTTTGTTTACAGCAGCACAAGTAACTTCTTTCTTTTCTTCTTTTGGTTTGTTTTTATTTTCTTCTTCTAACTTTTTTCTTTCTTCCTCTTGTTTCTTAATATTCTCTTCAATTAACTTTTGGTTTTCTATCTCTTGCTGCTTTTTCTTTTCTTCTCTTTTTATTCTAGCTTTTTCTTTTCTAGCAGCTTTCTTTTCTTCTTTTATTTCTTGTCTTACTATTTCAACCTCTTCTGGTTTACCCATACCAAGATCCCATCTTTGCCAACCAAGTATAAGAGCAACTCTTTGCCAAGCTTCATTTTGATCGTTAAGAGCTTGTTTTATGTTTTTAGTTTTATTAACAACTCTATCTAAAGGTATGTTAGTAGTTGCCGATACAATGTTACCAATAACTTCGTAAAGTGGATTTTCTATATCAAACTTATTCATTCTTTTTATAACCTCTTCGTTGTAATCATAAGACTTACCAGCGCTTCTAAGTTTTCTAACCTTTGATCCTATTGGTGGTGATAGTTGTAAACCTTCAATAACTACATTATCAAAATCTTTATTCCAGTCTTTTTGTTCTTCTTCACCAATTTTTATTAACATGTTTTTTACAGTAGCAACCACAGCACCACCAATACCCATACCTCTTAATATACTATCAAGCATACCGTTTAGTATTCTTACTTGTTTCTTTTCTTTGTCTTTTGCTTTTTGTTCTTCATCTTCTTCGTCATCATCAAATGCTAAAGCAAACAATGCGGACTGTAAAGACATAAATATTAAATTTTGAATAGCACCGTAATACAATATTTTTGACACATGTGTTTTCCAATCGCCACGTCCTGCAGCTAGATCTTGCATGGCTCTTTTAGTTAAACGCATATACTGCATAGGTGTGTTTTGAAAAGCAAGTATTAACCTACCTAATGGTGAGGCTTGTTGCTGTGAAATCATATCAGGTCTAGAAGACTGTTGTGTTGCTTCTGCTATTTGCTGAAAATCTTTAAACGCTGTTTCTTCAGCTTGCTTTTGTGTCATACCTTGTTTTAAGTATGTGTTTATTCTATTTCTATAAAACGTAGAACCACCACTAGCTATTGCAAAACTATCAGCAATTTGCGTAGGTAAAAAACCTTTTTGTAATAAATAATTCAAAGCAGCCATTGCAGGATTTTTTGATCTACCTACACTTTCTGTTAGTTCAGCGTAATTAACATCTGTTTTTAAACCTTTACGTCTTTGTTTTAACATATCAGAGTTAAACAATGTTGCAAAGTCTTTCCAGAACTGTCGTTGATTAGCAAAAGCTTTACCAGCTTTTAATATATTATTATCACCCCAATTTATAAAGTTAACAGAAGATAACGTTTGAAGTAAAGCAGATCTTGCGTTAAAGAACATGATAGCACCAACAGAGTTGTTAACCCAGTTTTGAAAAGCATTTACTAATCTACTAGTACGCTCTTGTCTGTTAGTACCGTTTTCCATTCTGTAAAGTATATCTCTTAGTGCCTCTACATATTTAGGACCATAAACGGCTTGTAGTTTATTTAAGTTTTCTTCAGTAAATATTTCATTTTTATTTTGTATCCAGTCAGCTAAAAATTCTTTTCTACCTATTTTATCAACAGCATCACTTAAATCACCTAGTATATTTGTAGCTAACCAATACTCTTGTGGTTCAGTATAACCTTCTGGTCTTGCTGATATCAAGCCTAAAGCATCTGCAAATGATTGTAGTCTTTCATCTTTTATAACAGTATCAATTAAATTTTTTCTATCTGCTTCTGAAAGACCTGGAACAGTATAGCCAGCCTTGTCCCATAAATAAACTCTTACAGCATCAGCATATCTAAAATCTTTTTGACCAGTTATTTTTTTAGATAACTTTTTACGAACATCTGGCATTGCTCTTCTTAAAGCTTTGTAATCATCACCTATTCTTTGCTTAGCAGCGTTTAATTCATTTACACCTCTAGCAAACGGATCTAATAAATTTTTCTTAAAAAACTCATAAGCCTTTTCTCCTCTTTTACCTTTAGGCAACATAGCATATAATAAGCCATTAAAGTCTTCTGCTGACGCTGGAATAAAAAACTTAAATCTACCCTTACGTTTACCTCTTAGTTCAGCTTTTGCTTGTGAAAACCTTTTTTCTCTACCAACACCAGACGCTTGTTCTAGTATAATATTAAAGTCTTCGTTTAAAGCTGCGCTTTCCATTGTTCTAACTTGTCTAACCTTAGATTTAATATCTAGTTGATCTAACACATTTTTAACAGCTTCAACATTAGGTAAAGCATCATCAACAAAATACATGTCATTATATCCTTCTGAAAACTTTTCTAACATCCAAACAGCTTTTGCCTCGCCAGTACTATTACCTAAACCAGTTATATTTTTTAAAGGTATCTTTATATTCTTTGATTCTAACCAAGCGTGTATTGCTGATGCGCTTTCCTGAGGTCTTGCTGTTAAAACAAATACATTTTTAGGTCCAAACTTTTTAATTTGATTACGCATTTTTTGTAATAGTGGTCCTTCAATACCACCTCTTACATTTGTAAAATCGCTAAAGTCAAAATCATATCCTTGTTCTGCATACTTTGGTCCTTGTATTGGCCATTGACCAGAACTAATCTTAACTTCTTCATCTCCTTTCTTAGCTATAATAAAGTTTTCACCTTTATCTATTAACGTTTCATCAAAATCAAAAGTAGACATACCTCTAGGATTAACACGTCCTTGTCTGTTTAACTTAATAGCATCGTTAATTTTTCTAGACTGCATTATTCTAGCTGGAGTTTCTGTTAAGATATTATCTCTTAAAGCAACAAACGATTCACCCCAACGTCTACCTTTATCTTTAGAACTAATACTTGTTATTGGCACCATTTCAGGATGATACCTAGTATCTGCCGCAAATAGTCTTGCCATTATTTGCGTAAAAGTATTATCACCATCAACATATCCTTCTTGTACTACAGACTGTCTTCCTTGTTCTTTAACAGCTGTATCCATTTTTTTAGGTATTATATTAACTATGTAGTCTGCAAATACTTTATCTATTTCTTTATCCCATCTTGATTGTGGGTTGTTTGCAACAATGTTAGCTATTCTATTCATAACCTCATGCGCTGGTTTAGCATGATCGTATTCTAAATCTTTACCTTGTTTTGTTTTAGGAATATTCATAGCACCATCAGCAATACCATATATCATAGCTCCTTTTCTAAGTGGCGTCTCCATACCACTCATCATACTATAAAATTGCATTAACATATCAACCTCGCTAAAAGCATCGGTATCGTCATTTATTCTGTTTTGCCAATGTTGTAATTGTCGTTTAACTAGTTTTCTAGCTAGCATTGCTTGTTCTTCTCTAGCAGCTTCTGTTGTTAACGTCATGTTACCATCACTGTCTATTTCAATTTCACTTAAAACATCAACAGACTTATCTTTTAATAGCTTAGGATCAAAACCATATTTTGCAACTAAAGCTTTTTTATCTATTAAACCTTTTTCATTTGTAGGTAATATAACATCACTACTAGCAGCATTAACAAGCGCAACCCAATCAGCCGCGTTATTAACAACTTGACCTCTTTGTCCACCTATTTTATTTTTTTTGTTATAATAAACTTTACCACCAGGCTCGTCGTTACTAAATCTTCCATCACTCATTTTAGAAGCTTGAGCGTACATACCGTTCATTAAAACAATGTTTTTCAAAAACTCAAACTCTGTCATAGTACCAGCGTCAACCTCTGCTTTCATTTCTGCTACTTGTGATGTAATGTCTTGTCTAGCTGTATTTATCAAGTTTGCACTTTCTTCGTTAGACTGAAACAGATTTGCTTTTGTTGCTGGTTTACCGTTCCAAGATTTAACACCTAATGTATTAGCTAAATTCTTTTCTGCATCTACTATAGCTTTTCTAAAGTTCTGTGCTATTTTTTGTATTAAAGACATGTCATAAGTTTTACCAGACGCTTCATAAGCGTTTAATGTTTTCTTATACTGTCTATATGCTCCTAGTTTAGCTCCTCTTACACCTAAACCTATATCTTTTTTAATTTTGTTTATTATCTTTTTATCTACACCAGCAAAAGCTTCGTCTAGTACTCTATTAACTTCATCTTCATTTGTTATATCTATAACGTTAAGCTTTGTATCTACAGCATCTAAACCTCTAAATATATCTGCTTGAACTTGTACATCTAAATTATTAAACGCATTTGAATACATTGATCTGCTTATACCGTCTGCCAGCATTGCTTGTGTAGGATCAATCTCTCTAGCTACTTGATTAACTATCATTCGCTCTGTTTCAGAAACTAAAGCTCTTATTCTGGAGCTAGTATTAGTTTCTTTCTTATAAAGATTTTGTTCACCACGTTCTGTTATACCAAACACAGATTTAAAATCAGCCATGCTAATATCAGTTCTCTTCTTTTGAACTTCTAAGTTAACTGGTCTTTTAGCTTTTTCTTCTACAATTAACTCTCCTGTTTTAGAATCTCTTTTTGCTTTAGCTACAACGCTCTTAGTATAAAATACATCTTGTATTTCTTTTAGTTTGTTTTTCTTTGTAGGTCTTTCTGTCATTAAAACAGATGTTACACCTGTAGACGTACCACCTTCTGTGTAACCTTCTGGTAGCATCAACCATAACGCTGGTGCATTTTTAGCAATATAAAATTGAGCGTTTTTAATATCAGGCGCTGTTAAGTTACCAGGCTTTGGTTTTATACCAAATAGTTCTTGCACTTCTGATAAAACAACACCTCTTAATTCTTTTATATTTTTACCTCTATACTCTGGTTTTAATACAGTGTTACCGTTTGCATCTGTTGTTGATATTATTGATCTTACTTTTTTAGCTACAGATTTAGCTTTTGGACCAAGTCTATCTGCTATTTTAAATCTTATGGCTTCTTTTTCTTGTCGTGTACCAGATATACCTTGCTTTTGTTCTTTTTCAAATTTTTTCTGAGTTGCCTCTTCAGATAAAGACTGTATTATATTAGAGTATTTAGGATCGTTTTGATAAAACTCCATTAACCTAGCGTCTAATAAAGACTTACCACTAGGTAAAGTATGTAGTAAATAAGCACTAACACTTTCGTAAGGCTCACCTGTTTTCTTATTAATAAGTCTATCTTGATCAAAACCTTCTATAACTCCAGCCAAACCTCTTGTTTGTGAGGTTATAAAGTCTAAAGCTATATCTTGTTTTTCTTCTTTACCAAATCCTTTTAAATCTTTAAGCCTATCTATAACATTTCCTTCAAACTCATAAGCCATTTGTTGAGCTAGTCTTTTCTTTTTAAACTCATCTTTCCAATCAGCTTTATTATCAGTATATATCTTATCGACTCTTTGATATATAGGTAAAGACTCCATTTGTCTAACACTATCATCTTCTTCTCTAGCAGGTTCTTGTACGTTAGCGTCCTGCTCCTCTAATAAAGTATCAGCAATATCACCTTTTTTAAATCCTTGTATTGCTATTCTGTTCATACCTCTACTAAGTCTACCTCTTGAAACTTCTTTGTTATAATCTCTAAGGAAATTATAAACATCTCTGCCATCTTTTATTTTAAAGTTATAACCAAACTCTCTAGCAACAGCTCTAAGACCGTCACCGATCTTGCTCATAAAACCTGAGTCGTATTTTAAATGACCTTGTGTTATAGCTTCAGAAACAACAGCTAATAGCTCTTCATCTTTTTCAATAGATTGTATACCTTCATAAGACCTCATCTTAGCGTCAACATAATTACTAAACATTTTGTCTTTAGTTAAATGACCTCTTAATGCTTTTGACAAACCTGTTATTGCTTTTGGGTTTTTCTTAAAAGTTTCTGTTAACACACCATGTAATAACTCGTGTTGAGCTACAGCAAAATTTCTATTCTTTTTAGCATTGTCTTTGTTAATAAATATCATTTGCTGACCATCACCTATATCAGTTATAAAACCAGGCGCGTCTTTATTTACAGGCTTTCTATAATTTTTATCTTTAGGATTTAAACCATTTGCTTCGTTATATTCTTTTCTTCTTGCATCTTCTTTTGTAACAGCTGTTTCATATCCTTTTTGTCTAGACTCATTAAACTTTATACCTAAACCTTTAGATATTTTCATAGAGTTTTTTAATAGCTTTTCGTATATATACTCTTGGTTTTGTTTTACTGTAGAGTTTTCTATTTTATTGTTAAGTACTTTTATTTGATCGTTTATATCTTTTATAGCAGAAGGATCTTTACCTTCTTTTTCTTTCATTAACTTTTGTTTCTTAACAATATTTTCTATTTGATCGTTTGTTACGCTTTTTGGTGAAACATTAATAGCTGTAACAATATCTATAGCATCTTGTCTAGCTGCTTCTAGTTCTTTTTTAGCTTCTTTTAAGTTTTCACTTGTTTCAATAGATACTTTGTCGTTTTTCTTTTCTAACTCTTTTATTTTTTTATCAGTTACTTCTATATCAGTGTCTATATCTTTTATAGCATTGTAACCTTTTTCTTTAAATTCAGCATATACTCTGTCTCTAGTTGCTTCGTAATCATTTTTAACACCGACACTACCCATACTACCAGATAATAACAATGTGCCCATTAGAGTTTGTCTTTGAACTTCCATGTCAAAAAACTCAGGACTATGACTAGCTAGCATAGAAGAGCTAACTATATCTCTCATTACAAGTTCAACTTCTTCTTCACCAATTTCTAATGCTAGATTTTTAAAAAACGTATTAGTAGCTTTTTTCATACCAGCCCTTGTAGCTGTTTTACTTAGGTTTTCTGTAAAATCTTGTAATAATTTTTTACCAGCGCCTCTACCAAAAAAGTTAGAATCAGGCATGATTGATTGAGCTATACCAGTTGCTAGCGTCATACCATTTGCATAAGCATGTTGTTGTACACCTGTTAAACCTAAACTCTTTGCTTGTGCCATTTCTTCTACATACTGAACTCTATACGTAGCCTTAACCATAGACATAGCTTGTCTACCTTTATCAGACAATAAGTATTTATTGTTTATAGTACCTAATATTGTTTTAGCATTTAAAGATTTTACACCTTGCTTGTTTTTTATATTAGCACCACCTTGAACCATTTTTCTTCTAGCTGCAACAGTTAATTTTTTTGGTAGTTCTCTAGCTATAATCAAAGAATAAGGTAGCATCTCAGCTATAGTCTTTCCAGCAGAGTAACCGTTTATATTCCACGCTGCTCCATCAAAAAAAGCACCAATACCTTTTTTAGCTTGTATATCTTCTAGTGTAGCTGTATCATCTATTTTCTTAGCTTTTTCTAAAGCCTCTTGTGGTGATGATGCAACTATCTCTTTGCCATTAAAAGTAAAAGTTTGTTTACCAGTTGTTATATTACCTGATTCATCTTCAGACGTAGGGAATATTTCTGCTTTAGAAAAATTAGCAAGACCATCAAATATAACATCATCTAAACCATAAATCTCTTTTCCTTCTACCATCTCTCTTAAGTTACCACCTGCAGCAGCTCCACCAACTATTGACAATACATAAGGGTTTTTTAACATCTTATTAAACGCTTGCATTTTTAACATACCATCAGCAAACGTAAGGCCAACATCCATAATTTTACCTAAAGTGCCGTGGTTATCAACAAGATGGTTTTTAAAATTGTTTATCTCTTCTGTTCTTTCAAAAGCGTTTTCAAAACTATTATCCATAACGCTATAACCTAACTCTGAAAACACAGTTTCTTTAAAAGCATTATGTGCTGTAGCAAATTGATCTAGTTGTGTTTTTTGAGCATCTATAACGGGTTGTTTTGCTATTAAGGCTTCTCTTCTTCTTTCTAAGTCTTGACCTTTTTTTATTAAAGCTTGATACTCAGGATCTTTGTTTAGCTCGTTGTTTTGTAAAGCGTCATCTCTTACTTTTAGTTTGTTAAACTCAGCAACCAGTAAATTGTAAGCTTCTATTTCTTCTTTGGAAGAGTTTTCATCAACATCACCTATCTCATTAAACTTTACTTGTAATGCTCTAAAGTCTGTTTCAAGATCTTCACGTTCTTGATTTAAAACATTTACTCTATCTATATATCCACCTTCTTTAAGCGCTTGTGTGTTTTCTTCTATACCTTGCGTTACTAAATCTGCTTCAGTGTTAAACTTTGAAACTTCTTCTAAGTAATCTTCTTGTTCACGTTGATACTCAGCATCTTCTTTTAGTATTTTATCTGCGTTGTTTTGAAAAACAATAGTTCTAGCTTGCCTTAATATATCTTCTTTTTCTTTTAAATTTAAACCAGTTATAAAATCTAAAGTTCCCTCTCCTATACTTGTACCTCCAATACCTTTTGATTGAGCAGCTTTGTATTGTTGATCGTTAACAATGTCTAATATAGCCTCTCTAACTTGATCGTCTAACATACCAAAGTCTAGATTTTCATTTTCACCAAAGTTAAAAAACATTGATCTCCAGTCGTCATTAGTCTCTGCAGACAGTATTTCGTCTAATACTTGTTCGTTTTCAGCTTGTTTGTTTTTTGCATTTACAAGTTGAGTATTTTTACTTTCTTCTTTAGCAACTAATTCGTTCCACTCTTTTTCTAAAGCTTCAGGATCATAGCCTAACATACCTGCGGGTCCACCTTCTATTGCTTGTTGTTGTTTATAGTCAAGCCACTCTTGTTTTGTTTGAAAGTACTCGCCAGGTTCACGACCTTCATTATAACTAATTTCTCTAAGTACCTTTGATTCGTTTTTTATTTTTTCGTCTTTTATATAAGACTTTCTATTTTTGTAAGACTTACCATCATTAGCTGTTGTGTTAACGTAATCGCCTTGATCTTCTTTTTCTTTTTTCTCAGCTTTTATATTTGTTACTACAGGTCCATTATCTTTAACTTCTTCATACAAACCAGTATTAAAGTTGTACTTATAATTATTGTACTCACCTTTTTTTCTACCAGCTTCGTATACTTCTTTTGTAATACCGTTTTTTGTAGTTTCGTCTTTTAACCTATTGTTGTTGTTTTTTAAATTTAACAATGTAGTTTCAAAACCTGTAATTGTTTCTTGATCTGCTAGTCTTAGTTTTTCTCCTTCTGTAAGACTATTATATAGTTGTTCGTTACCTTCTTTAGTTACGTCTTTCCATTTTACAGGTCTACCATTTCTAATAACAGGAATAGTCTTATCAATAGTACCACCATTTTTCTCTGCTTCATCAACAGCAGTTCTAAGTCTAGTACCTCTTGTTAGTTTTGCAAACGTATTTATTTTATCTAAATAGTTAGGATCGTCTTTTCTAATAAGAAGAGTTCTTCCATATTCATTTGTTAATCTAACATGGTCATGTCTACCAACTCTATCTAAACTGTCATCATCATCAGGACCTTCAACTTTTATATTAAGATTTTTTACAGTCTTATTATTTCTAAGGTTGATAACCATACGATCTTCAGCATCATCAAACATATCGCCTTCATGAAGCTCGTCTTTTGTTATAACCTCAGGGTTGTCTAAGTAATTATCATACAAAACATTTATATCAGTGCCTTTAGTTCTAGATTCTTTTTGATCTTGCTCTTTTTGGTCTATTATATTCTTATCTTCAGACTCATGAACGTTACTTTTATTATGCAGTTCTTGGTGCTCTTTGTCTGTAAGAGTAGTGTGTAAAGGCTCGTTTGCCGCTTCTTTATGTTTTAAAGGAGAAGGTTTACGCATATTATTGTATTGGAGTTATAGGTTTAGGATTTTTATCCCTTATGTTTTCCTCTTGTTCTTTTCTTTGTTTTTCAACATTAATTCCAGTTTCCATTATCTTACCATCAAAAGTAAACTGTTCTTGACCTTTTTGAGCAGCTTCTGCTTTAGCCATTTTAAATCTTTGAGCTCTAAGCTCGTTTTGTTTTAACCTCATTATTTCTAATCTACCTTCATCATAGCCCATTGATTTCCACCAAGTATTTTCTATTCTATAAGTGTAATATTCTTTTACTAATGTTCTTAATAGTTTTATATCAAAGAAAGGATTATCTTGATTACAAATAGCATCTACCATTCTTAACTTATCTTGCCCATCTATATTATCATACCAATAGTTTTCATCACCAGGACCTAGTGGTGCACTAAACTCCATTGACTCAAAATCAAACTCACCATAGTTTAGGTTTTCAATTTTTGGGTGCTCATATAAATGTCTTCTAAAACTACTACCATCTTTTAACAAGTGTGTATCCCATGCAAACTGTAAAACTAATCTGTCTTGTGTTTTGTTTGCTGTACCGTCATTACTACCAAAGAATTGGTCTATATTATAGTTTATAGCTCCTAAATCTATTTTTGTTACATTTTTAGATTGTCTAGCTTGAGCTGCTTGATCAGAATATTTTTGTATATAACCTAAGTATTCCATAGCTTTAGTAATATCAACAAGATACATGTCTTTGTTTCCTTGTATAACATCTACCATTACAAACTCACCTTTCATGTTTTGTACAATAGCATAACATTGATCTTCTACAACAGGCTTACCATAAGCATCTCTTTCACCTTGTAGTACATCTGTTTTTGTAGCGTGTACCATTTTTATATCAGGGTTTTTACAATATATCTGAGTACCGTAGCTCAACTGCTGCTGTGAACATGACTTAGATAAAAAATTATCTGGTGAAAAATGATCTTCAAAAAACTGTTGAGTTTCTTCTCTAAATCTATCCATGTTCGTTTTTAATGTAGCTAATTTAGTTTTTAACATCTCTTGCTCTTCATCATCTTCCATTTGTATAGCGTCATACATTCTGTCGTTCATTTCTTTTAATTGTTTGAACAAAGACGCTTTAAAAACATCAGCATTACCAACACCATCAATACCAGGTTCATCTATAATACCTTTTCTACCTAACATTTCTTTTTGATTATGTCTTAATTGTTGGTCTATAGCTTTTCTAATTTGCATTTGCTCTGGCTCTATAGACAAAGCTTCTTGCTGTACTTCTTCCCAAGCTAATCTTCTTTTTGCTTCAGATAATATATCCATACCAGCGGATATCATACCTTGATTTTTTTGATTTTTTTCTTGAGCTTGTTTTCCTAAATTAGCGTTATTACCATTCATATTAAATACTTTGTTTTATTATTTTAACCAAATAAACTTCCAAGGAAACCTTTGTCTCTAGGAGCGTTTGCTTCAGAACCAGTTACTTTCATTTTATTCATCTGCATATTCATAACTGTTTTTTGTTTTTCCATTTCTTGACCAGCAGACCACATTGCACCATCACCTTTTAACTTTTGCACATCCATTTCCCCTTGTGCTTCTGCCATTTGTAAGTTACTAGCTTGCTGCGCTTCTGCCATTTGTAGTTTAGACGCTTCACCTAATCTTTGTGACTGTAAAGCGTTATCAGCATCAAGAACTTTATTTTGTATATCCATGTCAGCTTGACGTTTTTGAGTATCAAGTCTTGACTGTTCACCAGCTTGTGCCATTTGAATTTTAGAACCTTCTTCAGCAGTAGCCATGTTAATTTTTTCTTCAGCTTGAGCAGCCATTTTTTGATTCTGCGCTTCTTGAGCACCAATACTAGCAGAGGCTTTTTGTGCTTGTAAAGCACCTTGATTTGCCATAGATTGTGCTAGCGCTGCAATACCAGAACCACCGGCAGCACCACTCATTTGTGCCATTATGTTTGCTTGGTTCTGTTGATTTTGTTGAGCTTCAAACTCAGCTTGTTGTGTGTTGACGGTAAGATCTTCAAAGGCATTTTCCATGTCTTCAAACTTATTCTTCATGCCGGCATAAGCATTTTTCTGTCCTTCAAAAGCATTGTCCATTTTACCTTCGTAAACATTTTCTGCTTTATCATATACATTGTCTAAGTTAGACATTTTATTTTCTAAACCTGCAAAAGCATTTTCAGCGTTTTTAAATGGATTTGACGTGTCAATCTTAGAAAAGTCTTCCGTCATTTTATTAAGAGCTTCTTGTTGCTTCTTTAGCTTACCAGCAGCCTCTTTCTTGTCTCTATTATCTCCAAATAAAAATCGACCAACCTTCTTAAAAATTTTAAGAGGAGATGGTTTCAATAATTTATTACCGTTTTTATCTAACATTTTATATATATTTGTTATTCATATTATTACAGTTTTTAGCGTTTATTTACTACTTTCAACAAATTCGGTTGCTGTAGCGAACATTTCAGCTTGTAATTTAGTATAATTTCTATACTCAACTTCAGCATAGTAACCTATTATACCAGACGTATTAGCTCTTCTATCTTTACTAAAAAATAAATAATGTCCTTGTGTTATTGTACTATTATGAGGAGATACAATATAACCATCTGTATCTACCCATATTAAATTATTATCATGATCAACACCAACTATTATACCATAGGCTTCTGGTTTAGTATCAAACGCTGATTGATGATTTGTACCAGCTTGATTATTTGTTTGCGCGTTACACAAAGCAATATATAATATATCCGTAGGCTGTACAGATACATTTAAATCAAATTCAAAAGATAAGTTTATTATTGGCATATTATGAAGGTGTTATAAAGTTTAATAATTTTAAAGAATATGTATTGTCTGCTTGGCCAAACGTAGCACTACCAATTACTATATTTCCATGAATAATTTTTGCACTATCATCAATATAAAAAGTAGTTGTAAGAGATAGTGAAGATGTTTCAGGATCTTCTGACCTTTGCCAATCGCTAGTAATTTCAGCACCAGTACTAGTAGCTGCAGTTGATTTATCACCACTATCAAATTCTACAAACTGCCCAAGTTGTGGATCATTAGGTTGTCTATGTAAGGTAAATGAGTGGTCAGGGTTAGACGGTTTAATTTGAAACTTGTAGTACTCTCTTCCGTGATAATTATCTGCTTCTACTTCTGCTTGCTGACCATTTAAACCTGGACCTAAAACAACAGGTTCAAACCTCGTTGCAAAACCACCAGTTGTATCAAAAGTTATAGTTATTCTTGTTTCTGGAGCCACAACAGTTTCTTCTATAACTGATTGACCAGATAACTGAACATTAGCGTCTGTAGTACTTTTTATTGCTTTGTGATCTACAGGTAAGTCTGATATAAGTCTATCAGAATAACTAACAGCAGTTGTTGATCTTGGTACTTTTATAGAAGCTATATACTGACCATAGCCTAATTCTGGTTTTGCAGCTGGTATAACACCTTCAATTATACCACCACCAGCTTCGTAAGTACCTGTTTTAGGATTGTAGGTTTTTTTATCTGAATCTTGTAATAGCAATTTAAAAGGAGTTCCAGGAACACCATTAACTCTTATTTTTCTAACACCACCTTGAGGGCCAACATTTCTACCTTTATCAAAAGAATATATTTTATACTCTTCTTTTTTTGTTGCTACTTTATTACCAGGCTCTTCAGCTAAAACAGTTGTTCTAACCGTGAAAGTTATTTCTTCATTTATCTCACTTTCAAGAGAGTCACTTGGCGCATGATAATAAACAGTAAATGATTTACCAGCAACATCTTGTCCTTTGTAAATTATTTTTTCTTCTACAATATACTTACTAGTGTCACCTGTTATTTCATAACTAGGCATAATAGTAAAACGTTCTTTTTCGGTTAAATAAAAAGTTCTTTTAAATAAAAGTGTTTTAGTGTTAAAGTGTATGTCTGTACTGTAAGTATTCTTATTATCTATAGTTGATGTCGATAAAGAAGTTTCAAAGTTTGTTAAAAGAGTAGCATCAGCAACAAGGTTTTCTTTTAAACTTAAATGTAATCTTGTTGGTCTTGTTTGTGCGCTAATAGGTAAATATATAATTCTATATTTGTTATCTAGCATTTCTTTTTTAAGATGTACCGTAGCTATAACACCGTTATCAGAGTTGTTAAAATTAATTGATCTAATAGTTTGTGGTAAAAGACCATGAGTAAAATCTTCTGCTTTTACTGAATAACCTTGTTTAGCTATGATATTCATTTGCACAGTTTCTTTTTTTACAGGTGTAGTAATAATTTTATTTTCTACTATTATATTACTATTCGCTAATTTTGATCTTAATACTATATTTGCCATATTAATATGTTCTTAGGTTATCACTGTTAATATCTTCTGAAAAAGACCTTAAACTACTTGTATCTCTTCTAACAGTTTCTCTAGTTATTGATCCTTCAGCCAACGTTATAGGTTTTATTTCTGCTGTTACTTGATGCTTATTTTTTACTTCAACAACTGTATCACCTTTATAATTACCTTTGTCTTTAACAGGATCAATAGATCTACCGTCTGTAGATGGAGGAGGTTGTACTAGAGCTTCAGGACCATCAGTAAAACCTCCGTCTCCACTAGGAGGATCAAATAGTGGATCACACTGTTGACAACTACTAGGCATAGTTTGAGTTGGAGCAAAGTAATAGTTTTGGTTTGAGTAATGAGGGTGAAGTAAACAGCCAGTATTATTACCAGTAGGCTCATAGTAATAAGTAACCGGATTGTTGTAAGGACCAGGTTGTGTTATATAATCTCCTGCCACAGGAGTTGGCATATTAGTTAAAGCGCCAATATACCTAGAACAAGCTCCAGTTGAGTCTACATAAAAAGCAGACTGTGGATCTATACTAAATTGAGGTCCTGACGCATGGCCAATCACTGGTAAACATTGATTGTCAAATGTTGTTTGATCAATATAATACAATGTACCATAATTACCTGCTTGATCCCAGTGGCAGAACAAATGATATGTCTCACTGTTAGACGTAGGTCTGCAAGTAGCTGGATCGCAAGACGAGCCAACGTGAGTACCAACGCCTTGTTGATTACAACCTAAACCACCAGCAGATAAATCACAATAATGATTACAATCATCAGTACAATCTTGTAATGCTGTAGGTCCAGTGTAAAAACCAGTGCCATTTGTATTAATAGTACATCCTTGACCAGCTATACAATCATAAGTATCTTCAGGTGCAACGCAAGCATTTTGACAAGCTGACATACTAGTATAAGTACCACTACCATCACCAGGATCTTCACATAAATAAGTATCTACAGTGTAGTAATCAGGGGCTGTATTTGCAGGATACAATACACAGTTGAATGATATAACTTGATTACTACAGTTGTTCCAACAATCACCAAGGTTAGTAAATTGTCCACTACCATCATATCGCTCTACGCAGAGAGCGTTACTTGTTCCTGCGTCTACACAATCCCATGTTTGTGGAATATTACCACATTGATCTTCACAATCTGTTAATGTTGTGTATTGACCCATGCCAGTACCTGGATCTATACAATCACCATCAACACAGTCAAATGAAGGCTGTACTTGACCACAATTAGCTTGACAAGTTGCTAAGTCGTTGTACTGACCGTTACCAGTAGGATTAACTTTACAATTACCATCAATACAATCAAATGTGAAGTTTGGCGGTGGTGGAGGTGGTGGTGGCGGAGGTGGTTCTTCTCCAACATCAGCTCTTCCTAAACCTTGTAATGAAAACTCACTAGTATCTATTTCATCGTGTTTACCAGCATCTTCGTAACCTCTAATAAAGTTATACCATTTGTTTTCTTTGTCTAAAAACTCAGGTACTCTACCTTCTTGCATGTCAGTAAACATATTTTCTACATACCAACCTTTTTTAGCAACGTTATCGTAGTATATTTGACCAAGATTTTGGCCTTCTAATATATGATTATTATTATCTCTTCGTATTATTTTAGCTTGAGTACCCTCGTAATCTAACGTTTTAAATCTTTTTACAATACCCTGTGCTTTGTTAAACAATACTTTAACAGAAGAATAATGTTCATTGTTACCATAAAAACTATTTCTTGCTGTAGTAAAAGTTATAACGTTTCCATTTTCTACCCAAGCAGCTTTGTTTAATTTTACAGTACAAGTTTGACCAGTACAAGTTACTTCGTTTATTATAGTATCTATATATATACCATTTCCTTCTACGTTCATACCAGGTACTAAAGTTCCTAAACCGTTTGAAACAACAATTATATTATTAGCTGAAGATGAAGAAATTTGTACATCTCTTTTTATAATTAAATCTAAATGATGTTGCCATGTTTCAGCTCTACCTTGACCAGGAGAATAATAATTAACACCCCATGGATCTTCATAATTTCTATAATTGTATTTATTAGAAGGGAAAGTGTAGTAAATGTTTTTGTGACTAATACCACCTTGTTGTATAAAAGATTTAAAACTAACCCAACCTTTTTTAGATTCAACCCAGCTTAAAGTATAAGCCTTGTCATTACCATCTTGATCTCTAGTTTCTACAGTAATATTGTATTGGTCTTCTCTATCGTCGTAGCTACCTATAATAGAAGATGCAAATCTTAAATTATCTTTAAACCAATCTCTCATACCCGCTTCAGATATAGGAGTTAAACCATCTCTTGATAATCTTAATACAGCTCCTCTTGCTTTATCAGCAAAATAAACTCTATATGATTCTGATGCAAAAGACTCAGGATTTTTAGATATACCATACTCGCCTGTAAATGGTATTGTTTGTCCAAGAACAGCTTGATTAGAAGTTACATTAGTATTGCCATCAGCATTAAACAAAGCATCTTTTTTAGCTAATATTTTAAATACTTTGTTTTCACAAAACGTTAACAAGTCTGTATCTCTAGTATGTAGTTTTTGTATTGAACCGTTTACAGGGTTTAAATCTTTTGTAATAGGTTCTGCTTGTATAAATTGATTAGTTCTATTAATACCACTAGTAGAATTGTATATACCAGAGAATATTAAGCCACTACCTTTTCTTTCTTCTTTATACTGCTCTGCTAAAGGTGCTGAAGCTTTAACTCCCTTATCTATTTGAACAGCATTAAAATCATCTCTTATTCTGTTAGATTCAACACCATTACCAAATGAATAACAATTAAAATAACCTAATTGTCTTTTTGCAGCATGTGTATTTATTTCTACTTGATAAGCATTTTTAGCTAATTGTTTTGTTACTTCAAGATATATTTCTTCTCTATCATAAGCAGCGCCATAATATGTACCTTCACCTTGATGTGATATTTTTATTTGACAACCTAAATCTATGTTTATATCATTACCATTTACATCTTGAAAAGCAGAATCTACACCACTACCAGCTATTGGTTTTAACCATATAGTATTGTTTTGTACCGCGCATATTTTAGCAGCGGCAGGAACTGTTGATATTGAATTATTTAATGGCTCAAAATCAGAGCCAACAGGTATTATTTCTTCACCTCTAAGACCATAATCATACCAATTAGCGCCATAGTAATCAGGATAACCAGAGGCATCAAATAACTTATCTGTTTCTTGTCTAAATCTTTGTATTTTTACAGGGTACGTAGGACTAGCCGCATAGTATATATCTAATCCAACATCTTCTGAAGGTTCTGTTTCCCATACAGCAGGATTAGTACTCATTCTTTCACTTTCACCTTCGTCACCTCTGTAAGGTGTAACAATCTCTATAGTTGTTTCGTTTAATCCTCTTTCATGTAAACCAATATAAGCATCTGGATTATTTGTGTAAAAAGTATCACTAATATCATCTGGCTGTGAGCTAAACCCACCACCAGCATTATCAGCTGCATTCCAATAGCTGTTTAAATTAAAAAACTCATGGTTTGGTGGTGTACCACCTTTAGCTGTTGTAACATGACCAGATGAGCAATCAGTAGCATAATAACCTCTACCACTCTTTATATTTGAAACACCAGCCGCGTCTACGTGATTAGTTATAGGATGAAAACCTGAACCACCTTCTCTACCTACTATTTTATCTAATGTTAATGTAAATCTTATTCTTTTGTTATATGGAGCTCCACCAGTTAGTTTTTTAGATTTACTAAATAAATCAGATATAAAAGCTTTACCACCGTAAAGCGGTGAATCTGCATCTTCACCTCCCCATACAGGTGGATGTTTTCTACCTAACTGACTACCTCCGTTCCATGTCTTACCATCGTCGTTAGTTGTTCCGTATCCACCATGAAAAACTTCATAATTCCAAACATTATCGTTTACTTCTACATTTGTTATAGTATAAACTACTTGATCTGGATCTTGTTTAAATCTAAACTGAGTACCAACTGTACTTATTGCGTTAGCAAAAGACACTTCTGTTGGGTGATTAAGACCAAATAATTCAGCGTGGTTTTGCTTTCTATTATATTCTGTTTCTTTACCTATACCCCAATAAGAAACATCCATATAGCCAACGTTACCATCGTCCCAAACACCATTACCAGAATAACCTTTAGCTGCACCAGCTTTATCTATTATCCATCTATTAGGATGAAATCTACCTAGTGGCCATCTTTCATCTTTGTTCACATCTCTACCTCTCCATAAATAATACCAGTCTTCTCTTAATTTTTCAGCTGTACCAGACTTCCAAACTGGAGGTGTTGTTAGTAAATCGCTTTGATCTCCCCATATAGCTGGTAAATTATAAGGGTTTGCACCATCAAGATAAGAGTGGTCATTACCAAAAGTAGATCCTGGATCGTAATTGTTTAGGGGTAGTGTTGCAAAAAAACTTATAGCCTCGTGCAAATGTACAATACCATTTTTACTAACATCTCTTTTTCTTGAACCTAACGTTGAAGGAGTTGTACCAGAATGATAAGGATGTGGTGTTGTGTTACCAATTATATTGTGAGCATACATTTGACCAGCTGCAGGTTGACCGCTACCATCACAATCATTATAACACATATAAGGATTCCAAGAACCAACACCATAACTAGGCCAATCATACTGTGTGCTAACAGGCTGTTCATCTGGCCACTCGTTACTACTGTCTAAAAAGTCAGCGTATTTTGTTCCCCAGTAAAAAGATGAAACGTTCGGTCCATAAGTACCATCTGTTTGATCACCAGGACCCATAGGCCATCTATTACCAGGACCACCAGCTGCAGGTGTTACTTGAGCAGCGCCGCTAATATCTAAATAATGACAACCTTTATTAGCATGTATTTCTGACAAACTACTAACTTCAGCTAACTTTGATCCAGCTAATCCAAATGAACTTATATCTTCCTGACCAATGCTTACAAAATAAGTAGAACTATTGTTCCAGTCTTGTAGACCTGGATGAGCAGCAGCTATATATCTTAAATCTTTACTTTCTAATACTTGGTATTTTTCAGAAAACTCTTGTTGAGGATTTACAATGTTTTGCTCTATATTAAAATCTCTTAATACTTTTACAAAAAATCTTCCTTCAAATTGAGCTTTATCTTTTACATCTTTTGTTCTTGCTTCTATTGATATGCCTTTATCTAAAATAGAGTTAGATGGTTGATTAAAATAATCATTGTATTCTGGTTTAGCAAAACCAACGTCTTCACCAAAAGCTTTTTCTAAACTAACTCTAACAAGTTGAACTGGACCACCAGATTCTTCAACCTCAGTTGTTGTTACCACACCAGTGTCTGGATCTTCAATAGCCTCTTCAAAAGTTTGTGGTGGAGCGCCAATATACTCTATATTAGCAACATTATACCAGTTTGATTTATTAGTAGAATCTGTCATACCAGAGTTGTAAGCAGACGCTTGACCAGCACTTTGTATTACTCTTATTTGAGCACCATCTCTACCACTTAAAGATCTCATTACAGACTGATCCCAATATTCAGCTATAATATCAATAAACATACGGTTAGGTAAAGGAAGGCCTGATGGATAAAACATACCAGAATCCCAATTACCAATATCACCCCAACCAGGAGGCGGTAAACACATAGGTAGCGAGCCCCAATATTTAAGATCTGTTTTTATAAACGTAGGTGCATTATCTTGAACTGCTAAAACTTTGTATCTTATTTTTTCACCAGTAAACACATGTGAATCATGTTGTTTCTTTAGTATAAGTGTTGTTGTTGATTCATCTCCTAAACGTCCTGATATTTTATTTCTTTCAGCTGATGGAAAAGATAACCATATACCACCGTCTTCTGCATCGTACCAACGATCCATTGCTAAATTATAGTATTCGTTAGAAGTTTCTTTTATGTAGAAAGTATAAGACTCTGCCCAGTAAGGTGGGTTAGAATTCATTTGTACTTGTAATCTATTTTGAGTTACAGCATAATCTTTATCAATTTTAAAAGATCCTGTTTTATCTGTTAGTACAGGTGTTTCTCTACCATATCTACCTCTATATACAATACCAAGCTGGTATGTTCTCATTGATTTTAACGACTTAGCAGGTTCACCTAGTTTTGGGCCTGCAGCGGCTGTAGTGTTTAAAGAGTGATCTATTTGCTCTACCATTGTAGAAAACTTAGGTACAACGGTGTCGTTAAACTTATCTTTAACATTATAGTTTTGTACGTAGTTTGCGTATATTAATCTATTAGCTGTTATTTCTTGTGCTCTTGCTCTTTTAGGAACATTGTCCCAAGGTCTTAGTAATTGATTTGACGGTACGACTTGATGTATTAGTTCTGATTTTACTTTATAATTACCGAAGTTATCTCCAGTACCAGGTGTTTCCCAAGGTTTTGTTGATAAACCATCTTGAGGTAAATCATCTCTTTTTACAGATGTAACAGTATACACGTTAGGTGAGTTTGACTCTTTGTAAAGTATATCAACTTGTATAACATCTTCTGGTATATCTTTAGGTATAAAATCTTTTATTCTTAATGTTCTTAAAGCGTTTTCCATACCTAGATTATAACCTTTTTTAGGTAGATAATCAAATGTTTCTGGTATAAAAGCTATTTCTGAAAAAGGCGAATATACAGAGTATTCACCATCTTCATATTTATATCTATAAGCAAATCTAGGAAACTTCTTTTGAAACATTGGTGGATCCTGAATAAGATTTACATTGTAAATATCTTCACCAGTAGGCATGCCAAAATCATCTTTTACTGGATATTTAGGAAAAGTACCAGTAATAGTAATTATAGTTGTATAAACGTATCTATCAGTATTACCAGAGTAAGTACCCCATATACCGTTACAATCACCAGGCGCTAAACCTTGCGCTACTAATTGTGGTAGTTGTGAATAACCAGTTAGTGTACTACCACTAGAAGGTTTACCTATATAATCTACACCGTCAATACTAACTGTAGCTACAGCTATTTTAACAAAGCCTAAAGAATCAGTGTATTCGTGTTCTATTCTTAATTTATCATTTACACTCCAGTCTTCACCTGTTTGACTAATATCTATAGGTATAACAAGTCTGTCACCTTGTTTTTTATGTGTTTTATCTGGGTGGTAAAACAAACTTATATCTTCAGCGTCAAACGCTGTACCTCTTGTGTTAGGTGAATAACTAACGTTGCAAGGTTGTGGAAAGTTACAAAAGTTCCAAGAACCCCACATTCTTTCACCACTAAATTTAGCACTAACTTTACCTCTCGCTGGATCACCAGATACTGCAGCTGTCTCTTCTTTAACACTTTGCATTTCAAGTGTAGGTGGCATAGTAGGTCCTTTTCTTATAACGGACATGTGCTTTTCTAATACAAAAACAGGATTACATAACGTTGGAAAAACAGGACAGTCACCGGTAGAAGGCCTTGATTTTGCAGCGTATGAACTATCCGAAGCTACCGTTGAAGTGCTAGTATCTAAAGGTGTATATGTTGAACTACCACCTTGCATTGGCGCATCGTATTTTAAAGGTGAACTCTTTTTCATATTAAGTATACATATTGTTATTCATATTATTATCTGTAGTAGGAATATCATTGTTAGGCGTACTAGGCGGAGTACCTGTACTAGTGCCAATATTACCACCACCTCCAAGATCTGTTATAAAAGCCCCAACGTTTGGTATACAAACCGCTTGACATTGCGCTAGTGTTGAGTATTGACCGCCAAGTCCAGCTATTTGTACACAGCTACCTTTTACACACTCATAAGATACATTGTTTGGGTTACAACCACAAGTAGCACAGTTTTGACAATCATTTAAACTATCATAAGGACCTAATGGATCTACAACACATGTTGGGTTTAAATTCCAATTATCACAACCACAAGCATTATCTCCAAATATCCACTCACCAAGAATAGGTAAATCACCAGCACCGTTTACAGCCCAACCAATACCATTATTTGTTACTTTACTCCAAAGAGTTGCCATGTCATCGCTAATATTAACCTCTGGATAAGAACCATAATTATATATAGGATCTCCTGAGTTTGTATTTCCACCAAACCAAGCACCAGGCCACATTACATCATTATAGTTAATGTTTGGTCCATTAGGCTGTGGCCCTGTTTGTGGTCTTCCATTTATTACCCAAGTTTTAAAATCACTAGCTGTCATAGTACCCATGAAAGCTCCTAGACCATGATACTCTTGGTATAAGTGGTTAATTTGACCAGCCACAGGATCATTACCACCAAATTGTGCACCGATACTTGGACCATTACCATCGTAACCATTATCTCTTAGCCAGTTAACCATATCTGTATACGTGTTACCACCAAATTGATAACCAGCAGAACCTAATGCTTGACCTATATAAGTATTTGGACAATCACCAAAACAAACAGAACTTTCAAACATTTCCCAAGGCCAGTATGCGATACCGGTAACATCTCTATATTTATGTTGTGATGTTGGCCAATAACCAGGACCAGGATGTGTAGATGAATTAGCACCCGTTGTTAAATCAAAGTCATAACCAAGTTTATTATTAGTATTCCAATCGTTATAATTTTTACCATCTATATTACGCCAAACACCACCTATTATTATATACTTACAAGATCTATCTATATTGTAACCTAATGTGTAGTCGTTAAGATCAATTGGATAAGTACACTCACCATCTGTTGAACCAGGATCACCAGGATCGTTCCAAGTTACATTTGGTATTTCTTCTTGAATAGCTAAACTACCTATTGCTAAGTTTTTATTACCAGACTCACCGTATAACCAAGCACCTTTAAGTATACCAGCCATCTTAGTAGTACCTCTAACTGTAGAAGCTCTACCAAGACCACCAAAAGCAACAGTGTTATTACCTAGGTTTTGATAAGTACTTCCTTCTAAACCATCAGTAACATAAAAGTTTATATCATAATATGGGTTATTTGTACTTGTAGGATATGTGCTGTATGTAAAACCAAAAGTTCCTAATGACTCTGTGTCAGGCACAAGTCTATCGCAATCATTATCTCGATAACCGCTAGGTGCACAAGAATATTTATATATACAAGCGTTTGGATCATGACACTCAGCGTTTGGATCATAGTTTGTTGCTTCAGCATCTTGACAACCACCATATACACAAGAACCGTCATCATGACAATATGTAGGATCATAATTACAAGCTGTTGGATCTGTACAACCACATTTAGCGCAACAAGATCCATCATCAATACAAGCATTAGGATCGTAGTTACAATATAAATAATTACCTTCACTATCTATAGTGTCATCAGTACAGCCACTAAAATAACAACACATGCTTTGATCGTGAAACAAAGCTGTTGGGTCAAATGTTATGGCAGGCGTTCCAGGTATTGGTGGTGTAGCATTTGGATCACCAGGGTATAAAGACCAAGGTTGATTACCATCGTCCATACAACCTATTGGTGGACAAAACGATTCATCTTTAGTACATGTATCAACTCTTTCTAGTTCGTTATCTTGTGTTACCATTAATAACGTATGTTGATTAAAGTCATCAATTTTATCTGTACCTCTACCAATAGGACATTGTGTTGATCCAGATTTGCATCTTTCTATATTTACTTTTTTTGGCTCAGAAACATCATCTGTCCAAAATATCATACCATCAATTACATTTACACCTGTTATTTTATGTAGCTTTTCTACATTACCAAACTCTAAGTTTCTATCACCATAAAAAGTTATACTTGTATTACAGTATTGACATTGAACACAATTACCAGGTATAGGTGGTATTTGATTAGGTGGATTACCAGACCATATAGCTTCAGACAAAGTTATCCAACCAGTATTATAATCTATATGTTCTATTGTAACATCTGGATTTATTTCAGTACCTTCAACACGCATACCCCATCTTAACTGGTTTACGTTTTTAGATACTTGTATCATTGATTTATTAGAACCAGGGCATATACAGTCGTGGTTAGTTATTATATCTCTTACTTTAAATATATCTATCATTATAGCACTTTCCTTGTCTTCCCAAGGATCGTCTAAGTTTTTACTGGTATCATATTCAATTATACGATCCATCCAAATACCTTCTGAAGGATTTGCGGTATGAATAAATCTATACAACATATCTGTTTGTGGATCTATTGTTTGTGTGATATGATAGTTAAACCCTTCTTTACCAGCGGAGGTTTTTAGTTGTTCGTTTTGAAGGGTTGTAAAGTTGGGATTCCAACCGTTGATATGCTCATTACCAAATATAGTACCAGAATAAGTTCTAGATGATACTGCAGATGAAACTTTTATATTACCTAATATATTTTGGGCAGCACCCACATCAGAATCTTCTGAAGTTGCAACCCCAATGTTTAAAGCTTCTCTGTAATCACCGTTTGGAACAATTCTCTCATCGAGATCTTTTTCCATTTTACCCCCGGTGAAGGTACGTTTTAATTCAGGCATATTTTAGTGGTCTATAAATTTAGCTTTGCCTCTCATTGTTTGAGAGATTTCTTCAATTTTAATATTTGATAATCTTATTTTAGCTTTTCTAGTCTCTACAGACTTTTCTCTTTTAAATCTTTGTATAATACTTTCTGGTACATCTGTTCTTGCTTGTGCGCAACCGTAAGCTATCCATTTGTACATTGCTTCTTCTGCAAACTTATGTACAACAGCTTCACTGCCATGACCGTGGTGATCACTTAAATAATGTAATATTATTGTTTTACCGTTTAAGTTAGAACTAAAATGAATTATACCTTTGTGTTTGTCTATATAAAAAGAACCATTGGCTTGAGCATATTGTGGTTCTAAACCATATCTTTGACCTGTATTTAAAAAATAATTATCAGCATCAACAGATAAGTTTGTAGTTGTTGATTGATCAACACTAACAGAATTACTAGTGCTAGCTTTGTATTTACCTACAGTTGTATTATCTCTATCGTCAATTTCCATATACAGCATTGCTGGCACAGATTTTGAAGGATTTGGATGATTATTAATTGATGCCGCAACAGTTGGTTTAGACAAATAAAACTCAGTATAATAAGTGTTGCCCCAGCTATACGTGTTTTCTATTACATTAGTAACATTTTCTAATACAGTACCATGTTGAAACATAAAACTTGAAACAGCCATGCCGTTTGTTAAATAAGGCTCGTTTAATACATTTGGCATTGGATCAGAACCTGTTGTTGTGTCGTTTAGTCTTTTAAATGTTTCTCTTAATCTAAAAGGACCGCTATAATTACCTTTCATTAACCAACCTATGTTTTGATCGTACTCCCAACCAAAGTCAGTGTTATTATCTAATCGATATCCATCTCCAATTCTGTTATCATGCGCCATTGGTTTTCTGTTGTTATCTTGTAACAAAGATCTTCTTCCTGTACCAGTACCCATGTTACTAAATAAATAATTACCATCTGCATCTTGCTGTATTGTGTTTGGATTAGATGTTTTGCTAGTAGGATATATTATACACTCTATACCATTTGCATCAGAATAAGTTATTTTTGTATAATTAATATAATCAGCAGGCAATGGCATTTGTAACGAAGATGGTAATATAATTTCTTGTGACTTACAAGATTTTAAAGTATCATAAGACAACTCTTGTAAAGCTCTATGTGCATGATAATTTATATCTCCGTCTAATAAGTTTTCAAAAACTTTGTTTGCACCAACATAAACAGCAGTAAAATTACCTATTATTTCTTTTAATGTTATATATTGATAATTACCGTATAACGATGGATTATTGTAGTAAACAGGATCTGTTACTGCTCCACTTCCACCTCTTGCTATTAAGTTAGAATTGTTGGCCATATTTATTTATTTTCTTGTTGTAAGTTTAATTGCTCTTCGCCTTTTGCCGCTGAGAATAAAGCAGCGTCTTCTGTTGATATACCAGCCATTGTTAATATTTTTATAACTAAGTCAGGTTGTTCAGAGTGATGTAATTGAAAGTTTGTACTTGAGCCAGGATCGTAAACAGCTTCTTCATTTACAACAACATATCCCCAGTTAACAAGTCTTGGTCTACCAGTAACAACTTCTTGTCTAAGTCTAACAGGATATTCACTACCTGGAAGCTGTCTTAATTCGTTACCGGATCTAGTCCAAACTTGAATTTTACCCCACGATTCTTTAAAATAAAAAACACCTGCTTCACTAGTATTATGCCATCTTGACTGTCTAATGTTATATAGCTCTTCAGGACCACTTAACTCTTTCATTTCTCTAGTTCCTAAGTTAGTAGCACCATGATTATAAAATAATTTACCTCTTACCGCGTCTGGGTTACCAGGTAAAGCACCACCAAAACCTAAAGGTTGAATAGAGTAAAAAGGTCTTAGTTTTATTAATATATGAGATACAGAATCACCTATTTCATAATCTTGAGGTCTTTGCTCTCTAAAAGCGTTTATATCATAAAAGTACTGCTCAAAAATATCTTGTTGAGCTTGATTAGCAAACAAGTTAAACTCTTGAGGTGTAATATAACCTCTTTGTTCTTTGTTAGCTAAAGCTTGTACTGTTTGATATACTGTATCTATATTTACCGGCATAATATTTATTTTTTATAAGGGAAAGCTTTGTTTAATGCTTGTTGTCTTTTTTTACAACCACAATCTTTTTTACCCATAGCTTTTGCTCCCATTTGAGCTAAACTATGTATTCCAGTTGCTTTTGTAAATTTTGCTATTGTATCTCCTAATCCTTTTGATTTGTTTTTATCCATATAATTGTATTTTAAATAGTGACCACTCCATAGGAGTGATCACATATTATTGTTATTGATTAAGCTGTTTTTCTATATTAGAATATATTTCCATACCTTCATCAGTTTTAAACCATTGTGCTAGCGCAGAATATGGGTGTTCATTAAAAGGTACTGTCATTATCTTTCTACCGTTACTTCTCCAAACAAAGTATCTTTGATCAGGTGACAAACCTAATATTCCAGTTTCTGTAGCTCTAATACCAAAGTTTCTTAACATAACATTTTCGTCATCTGCTAAATCTAAGAATAACTTAGGATTTTTCTTAGCAAATATAAGTAAGTCACGTTTAAGTTCTTTAGAACTCATCTCTGCTACCTTAGAACCGTTTTCTACACGCATAATAGCTTCTGCCATATCAATATCCATGTTTTTAGCAGCTAATAATGCATCTGCTTCCATTTCTAACACTTCCATTTGATCTTCTGCTTCTTTAACAGGTTTATACTCTTCGTATATTCCATCTCTTGAAGGATGGTACAAAGAAAGCATTTTTTGTAAAACTGTTTTTTCTCTAGGTACAAATAAATTACCATCTCTAAAAATTATATGTGATAATCTTTGATCACCTTTCATTTCGTCTACAAACGGTGTTTGTTGGTTTTCACAATATTTAAGTTCTCTTTCGTGACCTTTTGTTTCATCAAACCAATATATGTTTGCGGACTTTATCATATAAGTTATAGGTTTTCTATTACCTTTTAACAAATATAATCTATCTTTTATTTCCCAAGTATTTTTTGGGGTTTCTATTGGTAACTCTTTTTCTATTACCGTTTCTTTAACTTGAGGTTCTTCTACCTCTACTTTTGTTTTTTTTGCCATAATATAATATATAATAAAATTAATAAAAGAAAGGGTCGAGGCCGAAGCCTCGATCCTTAATATATAAATGCTTACTTCATTAACATAAAGTTGTTAGCACCTTGAGTAACTAGACATCTTTCAGATAACATGTGAATCTGCATCGCGTCTAATGCTGTAGTAGCAGCACCAACCGAACCAGTAACCCATGTTTTCATTTTTCTGTCATCAGTTTGAGAAGCTCTATAACGTACATGTAAGAAAGGTCTCTTAAGATTTTTTCCTAACATTTGGTCATAAACTGTTGATGTACCAGCAGGTATCATAACTCCTCTGATAGCAGCAGAACCAGCTGTAGCATTAATACCACCTCTAGTAGCTAAATCATTTAAGTATCTAAAGTCAGATTTATAGAAGTCATAAGAACCTCTTCTGAAACCAGAGAAACCTAAATTAAGTGCCATATCTTCAGAATTATTAAATACCCCGTAAGAAGTACCACCAGCACCGTAAGAGTTCATTGAAGCTAACATGTCATCCATAGCTAAGCTAGTAGATCTGTTAACAAACATCATGTACTCTTCAATAGCACCTTGCTTATCAAACTCAGCTAAGATAGCATCGAACTCAGCTAAATCAGTAGCTGCGTTAGTACCGCTAACACCAGTAGTTATATTACCTCTATCTTCGATAGCTGCAAATAAACCTTCTGTACCAACTGAATCACCAGCTGTACCTAAGAAGTCTTCAACCTTATCAGTACCATGTACACCAAGCTCGCCTTCAAGCATAGCCATTTCTAAATAATCATTAAAACGCGCTCTTGTGTCAGCTTCAGCTTTTAAGTACCATAAGTAACCTGATTGACCTTCTTCACCAGCAACTTCAACCCAACCAACTCTAGCTGTATCAGAACCTGATATTTCGTAGTAGTCTCTTATAATGATTGGTTTGTTAGTGAATGATTTGAACTGTGGCTCGTTAGCACCTCTTCCTTCAGCGCTATCAACAGCACCTGCAGCTGTAGAGTATTTAACTCCTTTACCAAATTCAGAACCATAAACTAATAATGTTGTAGCATCTGCTACAGTAGAAAGACCTGTACAATCAGCTGCACCATAAGGACGAACTTCAATGTCAGAACCTGAAACTTCTGTTACTAATGCTTTAATAACTGTATTGTTACTAGAAAGTATAACCGTGTCATTTACTCTAACACCGTGAGTAGTCGCTGCTACACCGTCAATGTTTTTAGTAACTGTAAACTTACCTGTGTTATCAGAACCAGTAACGTTACCCGCTACTACTACTGTACCTTTGTAAGATAAATGTAATCTACCTTGCTCTGACCAAATAACTTGATCAGCAGACATAGATTCTTCAGCCCCAACTTGTGATAAGAAACCTGAAATAGTTCTTGGTCCGAACACCTCAGCTTCTTTCTCCATTAGGTCTGGTAAATACTGTTGAGCCCAACCTTTAGTGTCAGCGCTCGTAAAGTCTATATAGTTTTCACGTAACGTTTGTTGCTTTGGAGCTAAAACGCTGTTCAAACTAGGACCTGGATTAATTGCCATAATTTATAATTTTAAGTTTAACGTTTGTTTTTAATTTTAAATTTGAAGTCATTAGCAGAATCATTATCCAATGCTCTAAACTTTAAACCACCAACATTTACATTAGGGTCCATTGTTTGTCTAGGCGTCATGCTTACGTTCTTAGCTTCGTCAACGCTTTGTTTTAACGCGTCAGCTTTACCTTGCTCGTAAAAATGATTAGCAATAAGATCAGGATTCATAGCCGTATATAACCCTTTGTGATATCCACCTGGATCAGTCATGTTATAATCTTTGTCTACAAACTTTGAGATAAAATTATCTATGTCACGCTGAGATTTTTTAACTTTTTCAACATCACTAACTTTTAACCTAAATTTCTTGTCGCCGATATTATATTCAAAACCTTTGAATTGATCTCCAAAAAATCTATTTGTTTTATCTAAAAACTTGTTAGTAACATCCTCCTCGAATTTTGCTGTTTGCTGTGCTTCGTTATAGAAATTAATAGCTTGCTGCTGCTCTTTAGTAAGCTTTGACCCGCCTTTAATTTCTTGATAATACTTGGACTTTTGCCTGTCCAAATGGGCTCTAGCGTCGGCAACTTGCTCTTTTAACGCTAATTTTTTTCTTCTTACCTCTTTTTCATCATCATCTTCTTCATCATAAGAAAACTGATCTTCCATCATGAAGTTTATTTCTTCGTTATTTAAATGAGGTTTTGTTTGTTTGTAGTATTCAAATAATAAATCTTGATTATCTAGTTTTGTATAATCTTGATTAAGCTTAACATAATCATTTAAATCACCACCTGTTTCATTTATAAAGTCTACAACTTTTTGTATACCTTCTGGTAAAGGCTCTCCAGTTTGTTCTGCAACCTCAATAGCTTGTTCTACTTTTTCTGCTACTTGTTCTACCTTTTCTTCATTTGTTATTTCCTCGATAACGGGTGCGGCTTCATCTTGAACGGTGTTGCTTTCTCCGGTAGGTTTTTCATCTGTTGCTTCGACGTTTTGTTCGAGTACCTCTTTGCTAGTTTCGGATTCGTCGCGTACAGGAATCTCATTTGTGCTTTGCTCTTGAACGGCATCTTCTTCTTTTTTTATTGGATTTTTTAAATCAACCTTAGTGATATTATCTATCTCTTTAGCTGGTTTTTTCATTTTTGTTTTAACCTTGGTAACATCACCTTTTGTTTCTTTACCTTTTGGTTGTTTTGTAGTTTCTTCAACTACTTCTTCTTTTTTCTTTTTAGCCATAATATAATATAATAATAATTAATAAATCTACACGTTATATCTTCCTAGCTGTGCATCATCTTTTGTTTCAAAGTTTTTAGCTGGAAGTTTATTGTTTCTTTGTTCAATCATTTCAGACTGTTGAGAAGCTTGTAATTTAGTTCTATCATCTTTACGGTTTTCAGCTAATATCTGACCTTCCGTTTTAGTTTTAGCTTCTAATTGTTTTAGTTGCATGTTGTGATTAAACTCTAACTCCATTAAGTCTCTTTTTATTGTTGCTTCTTCTTTTAATAATTGAGACTTTCCTTCTGTTTTTATACTCTCAAGTTTTATTTGGTTTTCAATAGCAGCTTTACCTTTATCAACTTCAGCTTTAGCTTGTGCTGCAGCTGCTCGTTCTTGAGATTCACCTTGCGCTCTTGTTTGTTCAAGTGTATTGTCTTGATCTTTTTGTTCTTTTTGTTTTCTTCTAAGTTTTAATAATTGATTTGCAAGTTTAACATTTTTAATTTGTCTTAAATCAATTGCATCTTCTAAGTTAATACCTTGCTGTGCTAGCGCTGCCTGAATATTATTTTCAAGCATTTGTTTTTCTTCTTCATCTGGTTCTAATTCTAAAAATATACCAAAGTCATACAAGTGCAAGTTTGACATTTCTTCTAACGTAGCTATATTGTGAGCACCTATAGCTTCAATAAAAGCTTTTTTAGTTGGTGAATATTCTATAATATCAGATATTCTAAGTGACAACTGCTCTGCAACATCAGCTGTTAAAAACAAACCAGACTGCATTATATGTCTTGTTGCTGTGTTACTATTTGCAGCTGCTAATTTTTGTACACCAACTAAAGATCTTTCTGCAGGTGTCGAAGCGTCTGTAGCTTCATTTAAACCAGTAACATCTCTTATCATTTGTAAATAATAATTGTATGTACCTATTAGTTGTTGCATTTTATTACTACCAGATCCGTTTTGTATTTCTTGAATAGGTATTTTACCTGGGTTTTGATCACCATCTTGTGTAAATGATCTACCAACTATACTACCAGTCTGGAAGAACATGTTTAACGCTTCTTGTGGATTATAGTTTGTGCCATTACCAAGATCAACCTCTGCTAAACCGTCTATGTCTAAGAAAACACCATCAGGAGTTAACCTAGATAAAACTTGTTGTATTTTAAGATGTGTAAGTTGTATCATGTCAGCAAAACCAGTTATTCTACTTACAAGCGACTCTATACGACCTTCATACATACGCGGAGCAACTATACTGTAATTCATTTTTACTTTAGTATAATCGCTTTTAAGTCTCATCATATTTTTAGCTCTTTCCCACTTAACAAGCTTATCGGTACCCATTATGTAAACACCTTCAAACAAACACTCTATAGACTTAGAAACTTTATCATACTTACCTTCTAACCCTTCAGGTGGATTAAATGTATCATCTTTTTTAACAGCTTTTTTACCACCTGTACCAGTTTCTTTAATTTTATAAACTTCATTCATATAAGTTTTATAATTAAAATAAAGAACATCTACCTTGTTATTATCATGATCTTCTGTTGTTGACTTTCTATAGTAGTTACCATAAGTGCTAGAGCTACTTCTTGCAATACGCTCTAGTTCTTCGTGGTCTAAATAAGGAAACTGTTTTTTAAGCTCGTTTATTGGTATTGACTTTACTTCACCAACATAATATATATCTTCAAAGTATGGAGAGTCTGTGTAAGAATAAACAAGATCAGCTGGATCAACATAGTCTACAACTACACCTTCAGAAGTGTTAAAACCTGTTTTTACAGCACCAATACCTAGCACTGTTAAATCTTGATAAAATCTTCTTTTTGTTAAGTTATACCTATTACCTCTTAATAAAGTTTCTATAGCTTGTTCTTCTGCAAGTTCAACTTCTTGCTTATAACTAAGCTGCATGTGTAATTTAAACTCTTCATCTGTAGTTGGTATTTGCTCTTTTAAATCAGATGATTGTAATGGTATTTGAAAGTTCTCTAAACAAAAGTCATGAAACTCTTTCATCTTCATATCTTTTGCAATGTTTTGCATATACTCTGTTCTCTTAACAACACCGTAAGGATCTTGTGAATATGCTTTTACTTTAAACAGTCTTTCAGCCATACCATTAACAACTATATCTACAAACTTAGGTATAATAGGAACTGGTGTCCAGTCTAGGTTTAAGTAGCTTAAGTCACCATTTATAGACAACTCATCTTTATATTTTTGTACTGATTGTTCGCCTCGAGCGTATAGACGTAGTTTGTGAAATTTTGAGATATTGCTACGGAATCTACCGCTAGCACCGTATGATTTTGAGAACCACTCGTGTTGTATTGCTTTTGCAACCTTCATACCATAGTCATAACTCATTTTTTCTAAGTCACTAACTACTTGGCTAGGAAAATGTCTATTTATAACTGATTCTGCCATACTTAATTTTTAATTATTCTACTCATATTACCGTTTTGACTATATTTAGCAAAATTTAAACTTACTGAAGGTTTTTCAATTTTTGCATTTGGAACATACAAGTGTTTGTTGTTTGCCATTATAGCTAAACCAGAACTTATAGAAGCATCAAATTTAGTTCTTCTATTTATATCAAATCTAGACCAGTCGTTTAATGTTGCATTAAAATATAAACTACCAAACGTTCCATCTTGCTTCATGCCAACATGATTTTGTATATACATTTCAATAGCAGCCGCATGAGCTTGTTTTATATCTTCACTTGAGTTAGGTATTCCACCAACTTCTTTTTCTGCTACAGATAATTTATTCCAAACTTTATCTGGTCTATTCATACTAAAACCTCTATAACCTCTACGTCTTAAATAATACAAAAGTCTAGGTTTATTATTCTCTGCTAACATTGGCATACCGTAAAATACTAATGCCATCAACACGTCTTCAAAAAACATTTCAGCTGTTTGTGGTCTAGCTAAATATTCTAAAAAGAAACTGTTAGCAGGTGCTTCTTCCATACTAAACTTTGTTAAACCGTGTAACGCGCCTTTAGAACCTTTACCATCAACAGTTCCTGATATATCATACGAGTCACAACCAAAAGCACCTATATGCTCGTTACCTGGATATCTTATACCGTTTTTTAAGTAAACATTATTTTGTAAACTTACTGGTGGTACCCAGCTAATTTTAAACCTTCCGTTTTTATCTGGATAGAAAATAACACTTGTATCTTTAACACCTTCTACCCATTGAAAATTACCTTGAGTAACACCTAGAGTTCTAGCCATTTCCTCGTTGTAATCTATTTGTTCATATATTTTTACTAAGTTAAATATACTTCCTTTTGCTTCATCTCTAAAAGCATGTTCTGTTGTTTTTGGAAACTGCCTATAAAACTCGTTTAAAGCATCATGATCTTGTTTTAAACCATCAGCTTCATTTTGCCAGTGTTCTATTATTCCAAAATCTATTAATTCACCGTCTGGTCCGAGTACATCATCGTCTGGATTATCAAACACTGGATGTCCGTATTCGTCAATAAATCCTTCGTAGTTCCATTCCATTGGGATAAACAAAGAATATAAACCAGATTTTGTTTGTCCATTACGGTTTCTTTGAGTAACATCTGAAGCATTATATAATTTTTTAAAGTTATCACCTCCTTTGTCTAAAGCATTAGATGTTGATCCCATCATGCACTTACCAACAACTCTACTACCTAACCGCAAACACGTTTTTGTAACTCGCCAGTTGTTTAATATATTATCAGGTCTTTCCCACTTACCACTTTCATCATGCACTAGCAAATTTAGTTTTTCACCGTCATAACTATTATCACCAGTATTTTTCCAGTCAATAGTTGTGTCTAAACCTTCAAGTTCTTCAACTTGTTCATTAGCAGTTATTTTTTTACGAGTAAATTTACTTGCTGGTACTCTATATGCTAATTCTGTTTTAGGACGATCCATACCGTCCTGTATTGGTTTAAAGAAAAACGGATAGTTAATACTAATTGGTACTACTTTGTCTGTAAACATTTTTTTAGCATCAGCACCTGTTTTAGATAGTATTCCAAATCTACTATCACTTGCAAGAGTGGCTAAGTTAACTGTTTCAGCACTAGACATAAACGAAAAACCACTACGTCTATTTTTAAGGTAACACATACCATAACTTCTTTTGTCTGCTTTGCAAGCTTCCCAGAATATATAAAATATTCTATTAGCCTCTCTAAAGTCAGGAGCACCTACATCTATTTTGCTCCATTGTAAATACATATAATGCGTACCTGTTATGTATGTTGGTTTATCTTTGTTCATAAACCAAAAACCCTCATCTCTTCTTTTAAACTCTTCGTCTATATAATCATACCACTGATCTTTTGCTTCTTCAGGATATGCTCTCCAGTCAAATATATTTTTTAATTTATTTAACTCTTTCGGTGTATCAAATTTTACCCACTTTTTTAACTCATGTGTGTACATTTGCACTGGTCTTCTTGGCAGTGCAATGTGCAAATTTTGTATCTCAACCACTTCACCGATTTGTCCAGTTTTTGAGATAACCACGATATCATGTTCTTTATTGTATCCATATTTCCATTTTTTACCCTTATTAAGTCTACTAATTGTAGTCTTTTTTATAGGTTCTATTGTTTTTATTAATGTTTGTTCGTAAATCATTTTGATCTTCCTTCAGCAAATCCTTTAAATACTCTATCTTTTTTATCTTCAGAATCTTTACCTTGCAAAATATTTTCTTCTTCTTGTATACGATTAAGTATTTCAAAAGCGTCAAATATAGCTAGCTTTTTAGTAGCTGCAGCATTTTTTAATCTATCAGCAGAAACATCATCATCTGTATTAGTAATAATCTTTTCTTTAGCTACATTAATAAGTTCTTCAACCGCTCTGTGCCCAGCCTGGATTATAAGTTTCTTCGTTTCCTTGATATTCATATTTAATTGTAATAAATTTAGTATATACTCGATATAATTTCTGCCCGTCTATTACGAACTCGTATTCACTGTTTGGTGTAAAGCCAACCAAGTCGCCTTTGTTATACACGCCATCAGCATACTCTATAATACCCATTAGCGGCTGCTCTTGATCAACATTAAACTTATCAAAACTTTTTATAGGTTTTACCCAACAAAAACCAGGTATTGTTTTCCACTCCCAAAATCTTTTATATAAAAATATTTGATCTTGTGTTATGAGATAAGTATCGTCGTTAAAATAGCTTTTACTATTTTTTTCTTCGCCGTGTTGATTGTACCATCTTCTAAAAACATTATGGTGAACTATAACGTCATCACCTGGCTCTATTTCTGTATTACCAATTATAGGTGTAGATATAACTTGAGCTTGTCTGTTAGTATATTGGTGGTTGGATATATTAGTATTAAGTATTAATTCTTTATCACCAATTTTTTTGTTATTATTATATCTATCTCCTTTTGGTTTTACAACGTAGTTGTAAACACTTTTCATTAGTACTCTAAGTTATATTCTATAGATATAGCCATGTTTTTGTTAAAGTCTTTCCATGGTAACACGTTTTTACCTTTTTTAATATAAATAGAATACTTATCTTCTTCCTCTAATATATCACAAATAGTATGACCACCGTAAACTTCTTGACCAACAGCATAGTGCATAGCGTCGTTCTTGTAGTCTTTACCTACACTAATTTTTCTTATTAGCTTCGCCATTTTCTTTCGGATAATTTATAGAACCATCTTGAATATTAACATCGTTAGTACCGTAAGCCTCCATTAATTCACTTTGTATTAATGCTAGCTCATCGTTTACTCCTGCTAAATAATGTAAAGCCTGATGTTTACGTGATTCTAGTTGACCAATATTCATTTGTGTTTGGTTTATTCTATCTACAACGTTTTGTATTTTCTTTAGTTGTTCGTCAGTTACCTTTTCAGGTTTTAAGTCTACTAATTCTTCTTTTTTAGTTTTTGCCATTTTATTTTATTTAATTGTTATTATATTGCGTCTAAGTACGCGTTAATTTCTAATCTTTCTGCTGCGGTTAGCGAGTCATTACATACTACAAACTCGTATACATGAAGAGTACCGGGACTGTCTGATGAAATTTCTTGAACATCTGTTGTGTTACTAATAGCTTCATTAGCATCTGTTGATGATGCAAAACGGTTTGCAAAAGCAAATATATCTCCATCTGCATCTCTTTCAAATCCAGCTGTAAACTTTGTATCGTTAGCTAAACCAGCATCTCCTGATATAGTCATATCTTTTCTACTACCACCTGGTTGTACTTTAAACTGTGTTGTACTTTGAAATTTTAAAAACTCATTACCATCTGATTTTTGCAAAAAACGATCATTAAAGTTACTAGATTTAAATCTTCCGTATATTGCAAACTTACCTAAACTTAAATCTGTCTCAAATACTAATACATCGTCTGCTCCTGAAAACTTTACAGAACCGTCAGAATCTAATATAGGCATAACAGCACCATTATTAATAACTTCAGGCTCCATATTATTACTACCTTTTTGATCTGCCCATCGTGTTATAAGTCCATCTGTACCACTCACCGTAGTTGTTGTTATACCAGTTTTAAACTTATACCAATGTATTAGCTTGCTACCTAGACTTGTTGGTGACCACCCGCCAGGATATGTTGAAGTTAAACTATTTCCTAATCCTAACATTACTCTCCGTAGTAACAAATAATACCGTGAGTTGAGTCTGCTTGTAAAGATACACTAGTCCATCTACCGTATATAGTTAATCCTTTTGGAAACTCTACTGTATTAGCTACAACAACACTTTCTACTGAGCTATCAGATGCATCTAAACCATTAGCTCTTGTTTGAGTTTGTGTTCCAAAATAAGCAATACCATCACCTCTTTTATCTTCAATTGGAATACCAGATCCTGTTGTAGTTCCAGCTGCTTGATCTACAAGTGTAGAGGCGCCGCTATCGTCAGCTACTAGTGAGTCAAACTTTACTGCATCTAACATTGTTATAGCTACTATAACTCTACCGTGTGGAGGTGCAAGAACGCTAGCTGCTGCTTTGATATGACCGCTACCCATTTGGCCAAAGCCATAATTTACTTCTGTTGAATTTGCCATTTATTTTTTTACTTTTTCTAGTGATCTACCGCCAAAATAAGCACCGATCACAGTTATTAATACTAATTGTAATAAGTCTGTCCATTTGTCTTGTACTGTAAAGCTAATAGCTCCAGCATCAATAAATATTAGTAATACTGTTGCTACTACTAAAAATACTAATACTAACGGTCGGATATTCTTACTTAACCAAGAGTCTGACTGCATATCCATTTTCCATCTCTCAGTTATTTGTTTTTCCATCTCTACTTCATAATTAGAAATGAGTTGTTTTATTTTGTGCTCAGCTTCTAACTTTTCTTCAGCTGATGTGTGTAGGTTATCTATAACTCCACCTACATTTTTTATTAATTCTCCAGCGCCTGCTGATAATATTTTATTTAACATTTTTATTTTAATTAATTATACCTTTTATAACTTTAACTGTTTTCTTTGCTTTGCCAAGTGGTATTATTTCACTCACAGCACCTTTAACAGTTTTAAATTTTTTAGCGTAATTTTTAGCAAATTTTTCACCAGCTGTTCCTTTTCCAGTATAAGTTTTGTTTTGTGTCTCTTTACTCATTGTATACTTGTTTGGAGATGCGTTTCCAAAACCAGAAAAGCCTTTCATTTTAAAAGGCGAGTATTCACCCATTTTGTTAGGTGAAGCGCTTTTATCATAGTGCATTCTGTTTTTAGGACCGTCTTTAAATACTTTTCTTTTAGACGGATGATTTGATTTTATATTAGATTTAAAGTTTTTATATCCATGAACGTAATGAGGTTTTTCTGTTGGCCCCACTGGTTTTTTATAAGGGGGATGCATGAAACCCTCGCCTTTATCTTTATCTTTCATATTTAGTGTTTTTCCCAAGGTAATGAGTAATGTCCTTCAGGATAAAATTTACCTTGATAATTTATCATCCCATCTTTTCTTTCATAGTCCTGACCCATCCAAGTAAGTGTATCGTCTGTATAAGATAACTTACCAGTTTTCATATCAACTATATGTTGCATCTCGTGCATTAGTATAGCTTTTTCTTCTTGACTACCTGGTTTTACAGATGGATCTAAATATATACTACCATCTATATTTGCCTCTGCTTTTATACCGCCTTCTAGCTTTTTTCTAATAACAGGTGTTCCTGGTATTGATGCATCGTCTTTACTGTCAAAACGGTTTTTAGCTGAACCGTAATTTATTTTTCTACTTTCACTTCCTAGTTTAAATGCCATATATTATTTTTTTGGTGCGTTTCTCCAGTCCCATTTATTTGTCTTGTTAAATATCTCTTGCTGTCTTTTAGCTTCTTGAGCATATTCATCTTCAGTATAGTTTTTATATTGATCACCTCTGTTTTGATACATTGCAGGATCTTTATACTTATCTTCAATTTTATCCATAACAGACTTGTCTTCTTCAACTATATCATCTTGCTTCTTTTTTTTATTTTTTAGTTTTTGTTTTTCTTGGGCAAGTTCAACTTCTTTTGCCTCTCTAGCGGCTTGCCTGTCATCTGGTCTTGCACCATCTAAAAATAAATACTCTATTGAATCTGCTATTTTTGTTCTTCTTGCTTTTTTATCTGCGGCAACTTGTTCTGGTGTTCTAGAATCTCTTGCTTTTTGTTCTGCAAGTTTACCTTGTGTTTTTTTAATTCTTTTTCTAGCTCTTTCGCTTTTTCTTTCAAGACGTTTCTCACTTCTTCTTTCTGCTCTAGCTTTTCTTTTTTCAATCTTTTCTTTGCTAGTACCTCTTTTCTTACCTCTTTCTTCTATTTTCTTTTTTCTTTTTTCAGCTCTATCAAACTCTTTTTCACCTAATCTTGCTCTTTCTCTTTTTTGCTCTTCTTCTTTTTCAGCTAATTTTTTTTGACGTAAAGATACGTCTAAATCATGGTCAACTTTTAGTGGGGCTGGTTTGGCCATACTTAATTCTAACTTATGTCTTAATGTCCCCTTGTGAGTTGAAGGGCCTTTCATTTTAAATGCCATATTATCTGTCTTTATCTTTTATCATATCATCAATAGCTTTATTGTAAACTTTATCTGTATATGATTTATTATTGTAAAATATACTACGTTCAGATGTTGGTAGATCTTCTTCACCTAAAAGTATTCTATATATTCTGCTTATTAGTTGTGAACACTTAAAAGAAGTTTTAAATACAGAGTATTTTATAGTTGTTCTGTTTCTATGTCTCCATACGTCAATCCAACCTTTACTTCTTAACCTGTCCCATCTTAGTTTATCCCATGAATAAGTGTAAACTCCATCTATAAACTCTTGTCGTGTAAATCTTTTTTTACAATCTAAATAAATTAATAATTCTA